CATTTTGAAGTGATCTAATCTTCTTCGCGAAGTACAATCACATTGCCCAACATGTATAGAGTGATCGTGTGCAAATCCTTCAAAATGTACATTAATATATTCTTTTACCTGATTTTCTTTTGACTTTGTACGAATCATCTGTGTCATTGGATCACATGGAAAGCGATTTGCGAAACAGAATGTGCAATAATTTCTATATTTTGAATTACCTCTTTGTCCTACAGGGCAATCTGGGCACATTATATTCATTTTATCTACCATACCTTCATGTCTACAATTATTACAATACTTTGGTTTTGATTCATTTGGATAATGGAATGAAGGTGTTGTTTTACCACAATGACATTTTGTATGACTTAAATCAGACATATCAGGCGTTTTGCACTTACCACAATATGCTACATTTAATTTACCATAACCAGCCCTGACTTTTCCACATTGAACACACATTTTTGATCGTACTTGTATCATATCGGCAAACTTGCAATCCTTACAGAATTTTGGTGTATCGTACAAATTATAATTGAATGATGGTACTTTACCACATATGCAACGAAATGTATTCAGATTTATCATTCCATCTTTTCTATGGACAGAACAATATTGCCGTATAGATTCCAGATATCCATATATTGCTCTTTTAGAACATTGCATATATTTACAGAGAGACATCTTTGAATAATGTGACTATATTTTTTGTATTGTTATCACGAGAGAAACAATAAAGATAAAACATAATGCATAAAATTATAAAATATATTACTATATTATATAATGCAAATACACATGAACGGTGGTAAAATTCCAAACGCGTATTCTAAATATACTGTTCCACCAAAACCGAACCCAAAATTTATTCATCAAAACATATCAAAATTATGGTCCCAATACGACTCTTTTAATATTGATATGTTTTCATTAATTCAAGTAAAAAATAGCGAATTTCAAACAAAAATGCTTCCAATTTTCAACCAGCTTTATCGTAAATGCAACGCTAAAGAAAAAATGTTTATTCACACATTCGTTGCACAGACATCGCAAATCGATTTTGTACCATATGAGATTGTAAACGACAAAATTGTTTTGAAAAAGCATCAACACAATGGTGGTATGAACGGCAATACTAATTCCATTGATATTAACGACGATAAAGCATTGAACCAACAATTACAGCAGCACACACGAGATATGATACAATCCGAAGATAATCTAGAATTACATAAATCTAAAATAGAACTGATGAGCAATATTGTGAAAATGATACAAGACCAGCAAAATTTTTGTCAACAATCAGAGCAATCAAACAAGAATGTGAAGAATATGTGGATTGTATTTAATCTATTATTTACTGGAACTATCATGTATACCACCAAAAATGCTGCAAATATATTGTTATCAGGCGTTACGGTATCCACCATCAAATTCGTAAACACTACCATGGGAATGACTAGATATTTATTTAATCCTATTCTTGGATTAATTAATTCAACCAGCCGAATTCCAGATGGTAACGAAATTATGTCAAAATTAGCTGACCTGACAAATACATTAAAAGATGATCCTGAATTGCAACCTCTTTTAGAAGCACTTTACAATACAAGTATGGGTTTAACTGCAATCAGTTTCATTATTATATTCATATTCACCAGTTTTATTACATTCTTGATCAGAATGTGTTTGTATGCGGACAATATATCGATTATGGGGTTCAGTATTTCTACAAACCATAATAACCAAGCAAACATCGCGAATCCAAATAATATTGCTCAAATGTTACAACATTTAAATCTTAACAACGTACCCAACAATAATAAATCAACTCAAAATCAGTTAGAATACAAAAAGGATAAAGGGGGTTCTTCACGCAAAAAGAAAAATGCAAAAAAATCAAGGTGCAAACATAGTAAAAAAACAAAGTGCAAACATAATAGAAAAAAGACCCGGTCCAAAAAGAAACAATCATAAATCAGAATTTCACAGAACACAATATTTGAGTGCATACATATTATACATATGAATTCAAATACTATTCCAAGTTATTTTGTATAGAAATGATGAGAATTTGCACCGAAAGACACTGTTCTCGTAGTCTTTTGTGTGTTTTTAAATGTAATCACAGCTTGCTGATAAGAGAAAACAATATTCCACCCAAACATGACACATAATAAAGTGAGGAATGGATCACACGACGATGTATCATGTCCACTCGAAATCCGACTGGGTTCATATACATCAACCCATTCTTTCAATTCCGAACACATTTGTTTCGAAAGTATTTCATTCTGCCATAATACACGACAATCGTCAAACATATTTGATCTCTTTTTCAGTGCAACCACCAATTCATACTCAGAAGTATTTTTATCCGTCAATCCTAATACATTTTTTTCTTGAAGCGTTAATGTTTTTAATATAGCTGTCCAAAAACAAGACATTATATATATTGTTGTTATGTATTATGATGTGAAAATTATTATTACAAAAAATATTATTAACTTCAGTTATTTTTATTTAATAAAGTGGCATTAGTGATTTCAACAAGAATTTTTTTCTTTAAATCTGCTGATTTGGAACAGTACATAGAAGTTAGTTCTTGTGTTATTTGATTGACTTTAACGCGCTTTCCTTCTTCGTTTAGCCAATCGGGATTCATTTGTTGCCAAGAATACAATGTTTTTAAGTGTAATGTGTTCAATTCTCGAATCGTGTTTTCGAGTTTTTTTTGATTCATGTCTTTATCCCAATTATCATTGTCCTTAATATAAAACTGTTTACGCTTTGCGTCAGTGCAGTGGATTGGTCGTTGTGTTTGATCCATTTGTTCTAAAGACATAACTAAACTATCTTGCACACCTCGTAAATATCCCTGTTTTTCAATTAGATCTAGATCTTTGAAGGTTACTTGTAAGGTATTGATGAAATCAGATAAATTCATAGCGTCTTTACAGTCTGTATTTAGATATTGAATGATATTGAAATTGTTGGTTTGTTTTTCTATTTTTCGTTCCTTTGCCATTTCTACTAATTTATTTTGTAAATCTAAATTTTGTTCAATGAGAGAATCGATTTTTTCAAACAATCTATTTTCATTTGAAGTTATACCAGTTTCAGAAGTTGATTCTATCTTTTCTATCTTTTCTATCTTTTTTTCTGATGTAGTTTTGCATTTTTTCATGTGTTTTACAAGTCCATTTTTGTATTTGTATTTTTTGTTGCATGTACCACAACTAAATATGTTAGATGTTGTATTACTAATCGTACTTTTATGCTTTTTAGAAATTGTGTGTCGTTTCCAATTGTACAATTTAGATGTTGTATAATTACATGATTCACAACTGTATACTTTTAATTCTAATTCATCCATTTATTTTTTATTAATATTCATTATTTAAGTTGTTTTATGTATTGCTCGTTTTTGCTCGTTTTTGGCTCGTTTTTTCTGCCTGGAAATTTGCAATTTTATCATCGTCATAAAATTGCAATACATTACACTGACATATTCCATAAAAATTAAAACAAAAAGCAATGCACAATATCGAAATTTTGATCCATTTTGATCCATTTTGATCCATTTTTTGGATCAAAAAACGAGCCAGGATCTTTCAAATTTTGCACAATTTTTTGCATGGTAACAAATATTTTTTACATGTGTATGTAAAAACAAACCATTCACATCTCAAATCATAAAAATCTCGTTTTTTACCTTTTTTACAAACCTAAAACAGTATTTCTGAAAATGGACATGCAAAAAATGTCCAAAATCGAAAAGCGCTTCCGACTTTTTTTTCGTTTTTTTCACTTTTTTTCATGAAAATAATATAATTATCTTACTTAGATGGTTTGAATTCTTGTTTATTTTGAAAAAATAAAAAACCCCAAAAATTTTTAAGGTGCAATCAGTAAGCGTTTATTGTTACATACCATAATTATGGTAATACTATGGTAACAAAATGTCCATTTTTTTTGTTTTGGGAATGTTTTCAAATATTTGTATGCGGGATTCTAATAATATATGCTCTTCATTATTATACTATACATATTGTCATGGAATGCAAATATGGTGTATGTTTGATATTCATAATTGAATATAATCTATTCATTTTTTTTTGTTTTACACTATTTACAATGAAATAAAGTTGCCTTCTTTCTTTGGTTGGTATTATTAATTGTATGATGCTCGTTTTTGTTTGTTTTTGGCTCGTTTTTTCTGCCTGAAAAATTGTGATTTTACCATCGTCATAAAAATGCAATACATTACACTAACATATTTCATAAAAATTAAAACAAAAAACAATGCCCAATATCGAAATTTTGATCCATTTTGATCCATTTTGATCCATTTTTTGGATCAAAAAACGAGCCAGGATCTTTCGATTTTTTCACAATTTTTTGCATGGTAACAAATATTTTTTACATGTGTATGTAAAAACAAACCATTCACATATCAATCCCTGAAAATCTCGTTTTTTACCTTTTTTACAAACCTAAAACGGTATTTCTGAAAATGGACATGCAAAAAATGTCCAAAATCGAAAAGCGCTTCCGACTTTTTTTTCGTTTTTTTCACTTTTTTCATTGAAAATATTATAGATATCTTATTTAGATGGTTTGAATTCTTGTTTATTTTGAAAAAATAAAAAACCCCAAAAATTTTTAAGGTGCAATCAGTAAGCGTATATTGTTACATACCATAATTATGGTAATACTATGGTAACAAAATAGCCATTTTTTTTGTTTTGGGAATGTTTTCAAATATTTGTATACGGGATTCTAATAATGTATGCTCTTTATTATTATGTTCTACTCATTGTCGTGGAATGCAAATATGGTGTGTATTGGATAATATAAAATGCGATGTTTACCATAAATGGCTTTGCAAAATTATCGTTTCTCTCGAAAATAGATTAATTCTTATCGGTATTTTTATTTTTATGAGTGAAGCATCCCATAAAATAGAATAAATACACTAAATCAGATTTAAAAAAAACATGAAAACCAGATAATAAGGGACATAAATATGATATAGGGCTACCAAACTAAATTCAAATGTATTATTTACATCATACTGTTTTGGAATTCGTTACGCACACATTCCAACATCTTTCCTAAACGATTTTTTCCACTTTTATTCCAATATGTTCCCCAATATGAATCTCGTGGAGAATATTCTACCAAACTATTTTTACCACTACTTAATAATATTTCTTTTAATTCAATGTTTTGACTAAATTTGTATGTAATTGCTTGTTTCATTATACTCTCTTTTTTGCCATCCCAACCATCTGCGATTTTTACTGTAGATTTAAATTTTTTTATAATATCTATAATAGGAACTCCATCTATTTTCCAATTAGGACGTATATTACCTCCCATGTTTCCCAATACATATGCGAAATGTGCAGACTTTGTATTTCTAATTATTTCTGCATATTCATTTGATTCTTGTGATAGACCCATAAATTTATGTGCCTGATAATATGCTTCTGAACTGTTCCATTCTCTATCGTCTTCATCTCTAAATAAGGGTAATCCTTTCTTTTCCGTATATAAATTAGAGAATGCATAACTTGTAGAATTCTTATCATAGAAGAATATATCTTGACTATTATTTATTATGCGATGTAATTGATTGAATTGTTGTGATGTTTGTGGAGTACTTGATTTAGGTTTATATTTTCTTGTACTATGTTGTTTTTGTATATGTTTTATTACCTCTGTATAACTTAAGCTTGGATATAATTTATGTATAATTAAACCAGCTATTACACCTGCACGGCCGTGCCCCCCTTTACAATGTATGTAAATTATATCGGTTTTGCTCAATGTTATGATTTTATCTACTAATTCCATTGTAGATTCATCTTGTGCAACTGACATATCTCTGATCGGGAAATGAATGAATTTAATATTATACGGCAATTTCAGGTGATACTTGAAATTTTGTCGGTTGTTCAATTCATTATTTGTAGTCAGATTCACAAAAACTGTTACTTTATTATTGTACAGATATTGCAAATCGTCATTGTTGTATGGTTTGCCTCCAACCATAATCCGTCGCGTTTCGTCTAACCAGTTTGATGTATCCATATCTTTTGCGATTAGAGTATAATCACATTTTTTAATTCAATTTTTTTATATCTAACTGATTTTAACCGTTAATATATTCACTATCATTTACATCACATTTATTTCTTACAAAAAAAACCTTTTTTTGCCCTGCTAATCAGAAATATTAACAATGAACTCAATAAAATAAAATATCGAACAATAAAGTATATTGGAAATGCCTGAATGTAAAGAAGGACAAGAATTAAATCCTCTTACGAATCGTTGTCGAAAAATTGTGTGTAAAGGAAATCAAGTATACATGACAAAAAAGAAAAAGTGTACACAAAAGAGATGTGATAAAGGCAAAATCTTGAACAAGCGAACAAACAGATGCGTTAAAAAGACGATTAAATGCAAACCAGGTCTAGTGATGGATAATAAAAAGAAGATTTGTGTAGTGAAAACATGTGAAAAGGGAAAGGTACTGAACCCGAAAACAATGCGTTGCGTGAAAGATAAAAGTAGAGTCACCCAGAAAATCAATCGTGTTCAAAAAATCAAAATAGATAAAGTTAAACCAAAACAAAAACAAGAAGAAACACGGAATCAAATGCGTCCACCTAAACGCGCTGTATTGAAAGATATTCTAGAAGCATACAAAAAAATGAATTCAACGAAAGTTATTCCATACAGTTGTTTCGACTACATTGAGCATATGATGTTGTTGCATGTACTGAAAATTAATACAAACGATTGTTCTTACGATATTAAAGCATTTGGAAACTTGAACGCCGGGTATAAAGCATTAAATTACAAAAAATCTTTTATGAAACATATTCGAGAACATTATTTTCGATGTAAAAAGAACAACAAAATGTTGGTTGTTCCATTAACAGTGTTGTCCGGTCGTCACGCGAACGTATTGATTTTCAATCCATTTCGAAATGAGGTAGAACGATTTGAACCACATGGACCTGAAACAGGACACACGAGTTTCAACGATGCTAAAATAAAC